GTTTTTAATGAAAGAACTAAGGACACGTAGAGGAGTACTACGTGGTAGTTTAAAACACTCCATGAAGATGATGATCGGAACTTCTATCCAAGTAATGCTCACTTTTGGTGGTATTGTCGTTTCCTATAAACTATTACGAGCTGTGCTCAAAACTATTGGAATTATCGGCAGAGCGTCACACGGAGGAGCAGTTAATATTGGAGGTGAAGAAGAGAACGTCTGGCTTAATGCCGCACCAATTGCCTTGCCTAAGCGTGATCCAAAGACGGATACTCTTCCAGCTGATCAAGTTAGTAATATCGTTCTTAAGAACACTACGGCATGTATTTATGATGATAAAACATGGTCTTCAGGCTTCTTTCCTAGGAGCCAGATTTTACTCGTGCCCACACACGAGGTTGCTAACAAAGAAAGGGTTAATCTACGATTACGGAAAGACGATATTAGGAATTTATCCGGTGGAAATATCGAAGTAGAAATTACTCCTGCTAGGGTATATCATTTCCCTGGTAAAGACATCTCGGCAGTTTATCATTCGAGATACCCGGACAAGCAAGATTTAACACATCTGTTCCCTTGCGAGATCCCTCAGGATCGCAATCCAACTAAATGGGTTACTAGGAAACAAACTGGATCAGTTGAATCTGGCACTGCACGCCGTAATGGTATTGCTTCCCGTGTCAGCACTGATAAGACAGTATTCCGAGACTCTACTATTGTTACATATAAGGAAGAAACAGCTGGTGGTGACTGTATGAAAGTACATGTTGCCGATGTTAGAAGTGGCAGCCACATTGTTGGTTTTCATCTTGCAGGAAAGAATCACGCAGGTTATTTGTCTACCCTTACAAAAGATGACTTAGAGAAGTGTTACGCATTCTTTGATGTTCAACCCACAACTCGCCTGTCAGCCACTATGGGAGATATGGCTACTCAGCTTTATGATAAGGATTTCACTCCCCAACAACCAACGAATAAGAAATCCACTATTAATTATTTAACTGATGCTGAGATCAATTATTACGGAGACTTACCAGCTTTCGTCACTAGACCTAAAAGCAGTGTAATTAAAAGTCCAATTTCCGACTCCGTAGCATCACATTGTGGTGTTGAAAATAAACACGGAAAACCGGCAAATTGTAGGAAAGATGAGACTCGCGTCCCTTCACAAGCCCCCTACAATAAATACTATTGTGGTGCAGGAAAAGCCACACAAGAATTTCCATTAGAAGTTCTAGAAATTGCCCAGAATGATTATTTGGACGATTGTACATCGAACAAGAAAATGATGGCAGATCTCGTAACTCTTCGTCCTTTGACAGAAATCGAGACTATTTCAGGACAAGACGGTGTTAAATTCGTAGATAGTATGAAAATGTCCACCTCGAAAGGCTTTCCCTTAACTGGGAGTAAAGAGGAAATCATTTCTCATTTAGACCCCGAAGATTATGAAAATATTTCAGATCCTCGTATATTTGATGATATGTTTATGGACGATTGGAGGAAAGCTCGCCAATTGTACTTGGCTGGTCTAAGAGCTTATCCAGTGTTTAAGGCGTGTACTAAAGATGAGCCCACAAAGCTCTCTAAGGACAAAGTACGTGTATTTCAAAGCGCCCCATTGACTCTTCAGTGCATGATCAGACAATACTATCTGCCAATTGCGGCATGTATGTCTCGTAATCCAATTACGACTGAATGTGCGGTTGGAATTAATTCCCAAGGACCGCAATGGAATAAGTTGATGAAACATCTCTCTAAGTTTGGAAAAGAGAGAATGGTTGCTGGCGATTTTAAAGCCTATGACCAACATATGTCTTCCACTATGACATCAATCGCATTCTCCACTATGATTGAACTAGCTAAGCATTGCGAAGACTATACCGCAGAAGACATCAAGATTATGTCCAATCTTGTTGCGGATGTTGTGCACCCTATGATGTGCGTCAACGGAGATCTCGTAGAATTACTTGGATCGAACCCATCGGGTCAAAACTTAACTGTTTACATTAATTCTATCGTTAATTCCCTCTACCAGAGGTGTGTATTTTATACTATTTATCCTCCTGGTAGCTTAGAGACTACTAAGTTCCAAGATTATGTAGCTCTCATGACTTACGGTGATGACAATGAAATGTCCGTCTCTGATAAGGCCCCTTTATACAACCATACTCGTATGATGGAAGTGTATGCCTTTCAAGGTATTGAATATACTATGGCAGACAAGGATGCTAAATCAGTTCCCTACATTACGTTAGAGGAAGCTGATTTTTTGAAGCGTGCTACTGTTTTCCGCCCAGAATACACTGATCCATCTACTGGTGGAGAGGGTATGTATCTTGCAAAGCTCAGCGAAGAATCTATTTTCAAGAGTTTACATTGCAATATGTTATCAAAGGTTGTGTCTAAAGAGGAAATCGCTCGCCAATGTTTGGATGGAGCACTCCGTGAGTTGTGGTTTCATGGTAGGGAACATTTTGAAATGCGCCATGAACAATTTAAGAACATTGTTGCTGAACACGACTGGCAGCATGTTATTTCACCAAATTTCTATAAAACGTTTGATGAACGTGAAGAAGAATGGTTAGAGAAATACAATTTGGTTCGTTCGGGCATTAAGTCCCAAT